CTCCTGGGTATGCGGACGTCCGCCGGCGATTATATGCGAGCATCGACAATCGTACGTACGTGCGTTCTCTCAATAGATTAAAGGAGCAAGCGCGGTTGCTAAAGCAACGTGATCGGCATACGTACACTGGGCTTCGGAGCTGTAATTTACGATATCTTAGGGGTCGAGTGGTGCAAAATAACTGTACGTACACTTTTTGATTATTTTCGATTTTGAAGATTGTTTTGCTATAAAAGGGCCGAAATTTTATTTTCACCTTAAACCGTTAGGTTTTAAATTGTACGTACAACGCATGTACGGGTGTACGTACGCCATGCGTTTGGAGCTGTAATTTACGGCACTTGCGGGCATACGTACAGTCACTTGGACTTTTGGACGGGGGGTATATACGGATACCCGGTATATAAAAGAAGAAGAATATATAAAGAAGCTATATAAATTAAATACCGCTATCTAAAGTATGTCCAATAAAGTAGTAGAGTTATATATATTCGTTATTTATTAAGCACTTAAATCTATTTTTCGCTTGGACTGTACGTAAGGTGTACGTATATGTATCTTTATACAGCAGATTATATTCTATCTTTTCGGGGGAATATCTTTCTGACTGGCGCGACTCACTCAACACACAGCTCGTTTGGAAATATCCTGGACAGCAACCAATTCTAATCATTCATCTCCTGTTGCATCGGCAACGTGATTGATTGTAACAATTGCACGGCAAGAATAAAGTTTACCCCAGATTGTTTCTAATATGCGAGCATGCGTTTCGCGTCGAGAGTCCTATTCCGCTGGGGCTCGCGCGACGGATACAACGGTCTACCAGCCGTTCGACCCGTGTTTCGGCTACGCACGAGCGTCACACCTCCCTGCGTACGCTTCTGTAGCCTCAGGGGGTCGTTTCGAAGTTATGAATCGAGACGGCTCCCTTTCTTTTTGTCGAGGGACGAAGAAAATGAATTGGATAGTAAACGTTTTGCTGCTAACGGCTATCACTGCAGCCATCTTGCTTTGGTACCTGTTGCATCAGATCTTTAAAGATTCGCCGCCGCGTCATCCGGAGCCGCAGCCGGACGCCGACGAGAACGAAACGCTTACAACCTGAGCGCCATTCGTGCGAGCATGCACGCGTACGCATTCGAGGGAGATGTTCATGTTTTGCATTGATTCCTCGTTAGGAATATTTCTTATCTGGTTCTTCGCGATCTTCGGAGCGCTGCATATGGCGCTGTGGTTAGTTGGATACCGGTTGAGAGGTTGAGATGCGAGTTCGAATATGGCGATGCCACGACGGCAGGCGCATGCTTATCAACGAGATGCACGACGATCACCTGAGGAACGCTATCGCGATGATATATCGCGGGCACGACGCGAAAGGCCGAGCCGTCACGCATCGTACGCGCATGTATCTGCCGGCGCTGCTAGTCGAGCAAGAAGTTAGAAACATTCGTCGTGGCGAGCGGGATTATAACAATCCGCTGTGGGGCTGAAATGATTAGAAACATTTGCCGAGGCACGAATACCGCAGTCGGTGGGATCGTCGGCGCTAGCGGACGGGGACGCAAGGCGTTCTGCCCTGTATGCGGCCGCAAGGTCGGTATGCGTCCTGGCAAAGCGGGCCGGCTATACCCGCATGCGCCGCAAGCGACGCGCACGGCACGAGCACCGATCAGCGAAGAGCCGCCGTATAGCTAGGAGATAACGATGGCGAAACGAATCAAGCTATCGAAGCAGACGACGAAGCTGTTAGACGAATATGCAGGCGCGGTCAGCGACCATCGCGAATGGAACAACGCGTACGAGGTAAAGCGCACGCGAGCCGCGCTCGTACGTCACCTGGCGAAGCTGGAAGAAGCTCGCGCTCTTTACGTTGCTGCGGTATATCGACGCGAGCCGTGGCGCAAGAAGCTAGCTAGGAGGTGATGCCGCTTGCAGCCCATTCCGGGTGATGGCATATCGAGTTGACGTGGGGCGCGCATACGTAACACGCGCGATGATGATTTCAATTCTAAACATTCGGAGTAATCGATATGGATCAGGATCGTAGACGCGAAGACGAACGGAAACGTGCACGAGCTATCGAGGAAGAGCGTCGACGCCGAGCCGATGCCGAGGCGCAGCAGAATCAACCCAACCCTGTTAGCGTCGCGGCCAGCGACTATTCGAGCTACGACTCGTCGTCGTGCGATAGCAGCTCAGGGAGCAGTGATAGCGGCGGCAGTTGCGGAGGCGGAGAATAGAAACATTGCACGACGAGGCGAGGCTGTGCGAACGTTCGCCCCGTTCGTTGGTAGCTGCTTGCAGTGATCGCAATCCGACGGTAACGCGGCACGGCAGCTATCAGCGAACGTCCATTCGTCGTGGACTCGGTAGGTCCGTCGGTACCCTAACCGGCATTGGTGCGGCGTCCGCGAGCTTTTTACATCGGGACTAGCGGACGCTGCATCTCTCCGTTCTTGCATTAGGAAACGTTTCTTTCGATCTCGTCGCCACATAGACGCCTCGTGAACGAAACTAGCGACGGACGATCTCGGGGAACGTTTCCTAATGCGAGCACGTTCGCATACGTACCGGTAGCTTCAGCTGGTAGAGCGTCGGCGCAAGTACGGGTCCGCGATCCGTCTAAGACAACCCCGAATGCCGAAGGTCGCACGTTCGAATCGTGCCCGGTGTAAGGTAGAGAACGTGCTCGCAGCCTTCCCTACCGAGGATATAACATGCCACGCACCGATCTCCCGCGTATCACCATCGGTTTGACGTTCAGTCAAGACCAGATCGACCGCATCGAAGCGATGATCGAGAAATATAACTCGACTCGGAGCAGTGCCGATCCGATGCTATCGCGCGAGCAATGCATCGCCGGCGGACTCGTCGCTCTCGAAGCCTTGCTCTTCGATCTTCCCACTGGTCACGTCAGCGTGTTCGAAGGTGCGCGATGAAACGAATCACTCGTCTTATCCGTGCCGGCGACGAAGCGGGCGCACGCGTCTGGCTCGACGGCAACGGCAGCTGGACCAAAGACCCCGATCAGGCATTCGAGTTCGAGGATGCCGAGGCGGAGAAACGATTGAAACGTTTGCCGCATGCCGAGACCGAAGACGCGAAGAAGGACTCCAAATAGGAGCGAGTCTTAGTTGTTTGCCGAGATAGTCCCCGCTGTGCGAGCATGCGACGTTCGTAATAGCGGGGACACTTCCATGAAATTCGCCGTCAAGTTCAGGTACGAAGATAGAGATAACGGATTCGAAGATCGTTGGGATCACTACGACGATCCGCGCGTCAACTCCAACCTGGACGCGCATGCCTACGGCAAAGTGCTCGCCGAGTACTGGAACAACGATCTGCGTCCGGGCGAGCCGATCATGAAGATATTGAATGCTCAGGTGCTGGGCCCAGGAAACAATAGGAAACGTTTGCCCCCGCCTGATCCGCGTCAGCTCGACATGCTGCGGCCGAACCGGAGAACGCAATGAACCCCTGGCAACGTTTGCTGTGCTGGCTCGGCTTTCACGGTGAATCGGAGGAGTGCGATTCGTTCACGCATGTCCCGAGCATGCGCTGTCTGAGGTGCGGTCGGGAGTACGAGCTATGATTGAAGCTGTGCTGATCACTTTGATCGTTTGCATCACGATCAATAACATGTGGATCAAATATTTAAATATCAAGTACAGTCGAGATGATCGCGATGATAAAGAAAGCTGAAAGCTTCGTCGTGACTAACCCCGAGTGGACTTACGGTCGCAAGATCGTCGTGATGGCCGGTGACTATGAAACACTGTGGGAGGACTACCAGCGCGTTCGCGAACTATTGAAAATCGAAATCGCGAAGAGCGCTGAATGGGAGAAAGCCGCGCGGCATGCACGCAAACAGATCGGCGTGATCAAGGTGGTGAAATGAACGCGCTGATCACAATCATCGAACTGCTCATCATTGCCGTGTGGGCGGGTGTTTTCTATTTAGCTTATCGGATCGTGAGGTGACCGAGCATGGGTTTAGCAATGAATAACTGCCGCAAGCACGGTGGGCACGTCGAGGACGAATGCCCGAAGTGCGTGGCGGACGAATACGAGAAAGCTCTCGATCTCATGCGGGAATTCTTCGAGACGCACGGGAAGAGCACGGTCGTTCTTAAAACCGTGAACGGATCGAAAGAAACAATCCCAGTCGAAGGGCTGTTTCAATACTTTCGCATGCGGATCATTCACGAGCTATCGGAGACCGGATCGTGAAAAACCCGGATCTATACGTTCTGGCCGATCCCGAGCGCATCCCTCTCTCGACTTTTTCTAACTTCGAATGGGGAAAGCAGCACGCACTTGAACGAGCGAAAGCCGAGCAAAAGAGTCAAGTGATTTATAAGCTCGTGCCCGTGCATCGTGTCGAAGTCAAAGTCACGCACGAATATCAGATCGAGGAGATCGGGTCATGATCGACACTTGCCCGCACGGGTACCCGCGAGGTTTGTGTGGTAGCCCTGATTGCATTCCGTTCAATGCGGGGCTCGACAAGCAACTCCCTGAGAAGGGTGGGAAGGGCGGCGAATGCAATCGCACGGCATGCACGACGCCGAAGGCTGATTGGTACAATCAATATACCCAGCGCTGGTATTGCGAGGCGTGCGCGAAACGAATCAATCAAGCGGCCACTCACCCGATTTGCGACAGGAGATAGCAAACATGCCAGTTGAGAAGGTTCCAATCGACGTTGTCCAAACTTACTTGGGCGATTCAATCAAGAGACTCCAGGAGATGGGGACTAACGGGCAGATGTTACAGACGGCGCTGTCGATGCTCGAATACCTGAAAGACGCGAAGCGCTGGCATTATGCCGAAGGGCATCCGCTTCCTGACTTGAGCGGGAAAGAGCTGCGTGAGTTCGTTGACGCTGAGATCGAAAGCAATAGGATCGATGTATGAGCAGCCGTTACGTCTGGCGACATGTGATCGGAAAACGCGGCTGTTATATCCGAGGGAAGAGTCGATCCCACTCAAGGAAGATATATAAATCATTTCCTCGATTCAGGAAGATGATGCACGACGTGATGAGTCGGTCGATGTTGCCTCGAGGGGTTTACGGGAGCGCCGGACAATGAGCGACGGGAAAGACAAAGTTATATTTCTTGCGTTCGATAACCCCGACTTAAGGCGGGAGTCGAAGATCGTAATCGCGTGCAAGAATTGCAACAATAAAACTTGGATTCTCGTCGAGCCAGACCCAGGAAAAGCCTTCCCTGTGCTTCAATGTTCGGTATGCGGATTCATCGGCGGTCGCATCGGTTGGGTTCACGACGCTTAAGGTAATTCGACGTCACCACCGGGCTGGAGCTAATATGCGCGCCATCATGGATCGGAGAGCGCGATGCCAGCCCGACTCGTCAAGAAACGGCCGAAGAGATTCCGACCTAAACAACGGTCGATGAACAAGCTGTTTCTCCCTGACTACCTTCGGGAGGTGAAGGCCGTCGCGATGCGCGGTCTATCCGATCGGGAAATGGCCGGAGTCTTCGGCATCAGCTGGGATCTATTCAAAAAATGGAAGAAACAATATCCCAGCTTCCAGGACGCGATCAATAAGGGTCGATTGAATGTCGACGCCGAAGTTATCGCCGCTCTCTACAAGCGCGCGACGGGACAATTCTCCGTCCCTCACACGGAAGTTATAAAGTACAAAGACTATTACGAAACGTTGGAGATGGATAAGCATTATCCACCCGACGTAGATGCAATCAAGTATTGGTTGAACAATCGCGCCAGGGAGCACTGGCAGCAGCGGTCCGCAGTCGAACAGAGTGGGCCCGGTGGCAAGCCGATTGAGATAACGGCAGGCAAGGGCGAGCTGATCGACGCTATCGTAAACCTAGTAAAACCGAAGCCCGATGGCGACAACAGCCCTAACCAAGTACAGTCCGCCGACAAACCTCGCAAGCCTAAGTCGAAGTAATCTCCGCAAGCGGCTCGAGGAATTCACAACTCCCGAGCTGCATTACCTGAGATGGAAGCTCGAGTGGCGCAGCAAGGCTCGGCGTAAACAGCTTCAGCCCGAAGGTCAGTGGACGATCTGGGGCATTCGCTCAGGTCGTGGGTTCGGCAAGACGCTGACGGCTGCGAACTGGCTAGGTCTGCTCGCATGCGAAACTCCTAACGGCTACTTCGCGGTGGTTGCTCCGACGTATGGCGACGTGCGCTATACGTGTTTCGAAGGCGAGACGGGATTATTGAATGTTATCCCGAAAGATCTAATCGCCGAGATCTCCCTGAGCTTGCCGAGCATCACCCTGGTCAATGGAGCATTGATTCGTGGGTTTGCCGGCGATAGCCCCGAGCGCTTGCGCGGTCCGCAGCACCACGCCGCATGGTGCGACGAAGTTGCGTCCTGGAAGTACCCAGAAGCCGCGTGGGACAATTTAATGTTCGGGCTGCGCTTGGGGAGCAATCCGCAAGTGTGCTGGACCTCGACGCCTAAGCCGAAGCCGTTCGTCCGTGCGCTTAGCGAAGACCCGCGTACCGTGCTCGTAACCGGCAGCACCTACGAGAATGCCGATAACCTCCCTGAAACGTATTTCCAAAACGTTGCGAAGTATGAAGGGACGAACATCGGACGCCAGGAGCTTTGGGGAGAGCTACTCGATCCCGAGGAAGCGGGGTTCGTCAAGCGCAGCCAGTGGCGGCTCTGGAAAGCGGGACGACCGCTGCCGAAGTTCAAGTACGTGATCATGTCGCTTGATACGGCGTTCACCGAGAAAACATTCGATAAGAAGAAACAAGAGAACGATCCAACGGCGTGCTCGGTCTGGGGATTGTTCGAATACGAAAAGAAACTGAACGTCATGCTTCTCGATTGCTGGGAGGATCGGCTCGGGTTTCCGGCGCTGATGAAGCGGGTGAAAAAGGAACGTTTGCTAACGTACGGAGATGCGAATGAGCCGAAGATCAAGCCGAATATCGAGGACCCTCGCTATCGCGTCAGCCATCAGGGGAGGAAGCCAGATTTACTATTGATCGAGGAAAAAGGTTCAGGTATTTCGCTGCGCCAAGCCCTGGCCGTGGAAAACGTGATCACTGAGTCGTATAATCCCGGCAACATGGACAAGCTCAGCCGGCTACATGCGGTGAGCCCGATGTTTGCTCACGGACGAGTCTGGTGCGTCGAATCCGATGTTCGAGCAGGGCAACCGAAGACCTGGTCTAATCCGCTTATTAGCCAAGTCTGCTCGTTCGTCGGGGAAGGCAGCATCGAACACGACGACTTGCTCGATACAACTACCCAGGCATTGAAGCTGTATATGGATAAGTTCTTCGGCCCCCTGGAATTCAAGCAGGATATCGAAGAGATCATGCGTCAGCGTGCTATTGCCCGGATGAAGAAATTACAACAGAGAAATCCGTATGCCCAATAGACAATATAAAGTGGGACGAATCGTTCATCAGCCTCCACGGCCGACGGACGGGACTTCAGAATCGAAGGACCAGTTTCACATCAGTCTCCCGATTGAACGAGTTCGAGAGCGGATGGCCGAAGCGGTCGAGCATGCGCGAGCGCGCAAGCCGTATCCGCTGCGCATCTGGGAGCACGACTGGGAGAAATACGATGGAAGAAAGTAACGGAGGGTCAAATGAAAAGCCCGGAACTGGACTCGTCGT